CAATCAATAAAAAGAATAGAGCAAAAGGTAGCAGGACTGGTGACGAATCGTCAACGAATGGTGACAAACGGTCACCTAACCATAAACCACTAACCAATAACCATAAACAAATAACTAAGTTTAGTAGGCCCAAACCTAATGAGGTTGAAGAGTATGCACAGCAAATAGGCTTCTCCCTTGACGGCAATCATTTCTGCGATTACTACGAGGCAAGGGGATGGCAGCTAAATACTGGGCCGATGAAGGATTGGAAGGCTGCGGTTAGGACTTGGAAAAGGAACCGAAAAGAAGATAAAGAATTCAAACCGAGGGAGATAATAATATGAATATTCCCCATAATGTCTCGTTCGCCGACTACATCTCAATTATTGCGGAATCTGAGGCCCAGGAGATACACCATGCTGGGCATTGGCGGGAGCAGATACATGAAAGGGCAAAGAACCTTGAGCTGTCTGGTGACCTATTACCATGGGCTAAGTTAAATAATCACTTCAAGCTAAGGCCCACCGAGATTTCGCTGTGGTGTGGTATGTCTGGTCACCGAAAATCGATGATTACCGGCCAAGTCGCACTGTCTCTAATGTGTCAAGGCAAGAAGATTGCGATTGCCTCCCTTGAGATGAAGCCAGAGGAAACCCTTTGGAGAATGTGCCAACAAGCGGCAGGATTGACAGCGGGCCAGCCAAGTCAGGAATTTATTAATACTTTCATGGACTTAGCTGATGAATATCTTGTTATCTATGACCAGTTAGATTCTGTGAAGACTGAGAAAATATTAGGCTTTGTGAACTACTGCGGGAAGGTTTTGAGGTGTGACCATATCATGATTGATTCCTTGGCTAAATGCGGGGTCGGGCAAGAAAATAGGGATGGTGAGGCAGACATTATCAACCGATTGGCTTGGTCTGCTAAACATCTAAATACCCACATTCACCTAGTCTCTCACGTTAGAAAACCCCAGAGTGCAGGTGAAGAATACATCCCTACTAAGTTTGATGTTAAAGGTTCAAGTGCCCTGGTGGATTTGGTGGACAACTTGGTCATCTGCTGGGCGAATAAGAAACGGGAGTCCCTAAAAGAACTTGGTCAATTGGACGAGAAGGAACAGGAGTATTTTGACAAAACTTTTGACCAGCTACTCATCATAGCCAAGCAAAGACATGGTCGGTGGGAGGGTAAAGTCGGACTTTATCATCACCAAAGTCTGCAATTTGTTTCTAGGGAAGGCAGGTCAATGGACTACAAGATAGACCAAGTCTTTGATAATGAAGAAGAAAACACTGAAGAGAAAATAATTCAACAAATTGAGTTTTAGTTGTTGACAAGAATATTATTACCGATAATAATTCACATTCCACAGGAGGAAACACCATGAGCAGATTAGAATATTACATTCAAACAAACATCAGTGATTACGTCATTGATTCATGCGGTTACGCAAACATCAATAACAAGGATGTGGAAGAAGAGCTTCGCATACTCTCAGAAGAAGACGAGAACTTTCTGGATGAGGTAATGAACCATCACATCAAGAGCAGCGAGGAAGCTCAGATATTGCTAACCAAGGCAGTACATGGCGATTGGATGTCCAGTATTAAATACTTTGGCATGATTAAAAAAGGAATGAAGTCATACTTAGCCTATGTGATTGATGACATTGGCAGCGAGGGTCTTCTGGAAAAGTGGCAGGATGATTACGCCAAAGAATACGCTGAAGAGCAGAGGATGTCGGAGATGACTTATGGCTAAGAGAGGACACAGAGATTTGTACCCAAAGATTATATCTATGGCAAAGAAAGGCATGAAGGGTACTGATATAGCTGATGAGTTAGGGTTAAGTCCTAACAGTGTAAGGACTGTACTGTTTAACAACGGGGTCAAGTTAAAGACCCCAAGGGGAAGGCCAGTGGTGGACAACCCCGTTAGAAATAGATTTAAGGTTCCCAAGATTCACGAGGGGCCAGAGAGAGTATTACCAGACCCATTTAGGAGGAGATATGAGTAAACCATTGATAGACATTGAAGGCATTCTGTTGAGTGCTATAGAAAAGCTGCCGCAAGAAACAAACACTCTTGATGTATGCGGTCAGATGGTGACTATGGCAGCTTCACAAGCTCAATTTATGGGCGTGTGTAAAGAGAATTTCTTGGACGCAGTTGGGGCGACATGGGATGAAATTGCTGAGGCTGAAGAAGCTCATGTGGAGATACACTAATGAAGACTAGCGAATCACTAAAACACTTTGCGCCAGCTTTTAGAAAGGCTCAGAGTGAGATGGAAGCTGTCAAGAAAGACCAATCCAACCCATACTTTAAATCAAAGTACGCGAACATTGAGTCAATAATTGATTGTGTTACGCCAATCTTGGGCAAGAACTTCCTGTCCTTTTCACAACACCCTGTGTCTACTGAAAGGGGAGTGGGCGTTACAACCATCCTGATGCATGATTCTGGTGAGTGGATACAAGAGTCCTACACTCTACCCATAGCCAGCCCTAAGCCCCAGGAAGGTGCTGCTGCGATTACTTACGCCAGAAGGTATGGTCTTCAATCAATATGTGGATTGAGAGCCTATGATGATGATGATGGCGAAAGGGCAATGGGGAGATGAGACTAATAGATTGCGAACAAGGTAGCGAGGAGTGGTTAAAGGCTAGGCTGGGAGTACCGTCTGCCTCTAACTTCTCCAAGATACTTACAACAAAAGGAACACCGTCAACCCAAGCTAAGGCTTATGTTGATGCGTTAGTAGCAGAGGCCATTACAGGTGAATCCACTTATGTAAAGGTAACTGATGCCATGCAACGTGGCACTGAGCTGGAACCCTACGCTAGAGATAGATACATACTAGAAACTGGGAATCAAGTTCAGGAAGTAGGCTTCTGTCTTCACGATGATTATCAGGCTGGCGCAAGCCCAGATGGTCTGATTGGTGACGATGGAGGTTTAGAAATCAAGTCACCCCTGGGAGGTACTATGGTATCTTATTTAAGAGGTGGCAGGTTGCCCAGTAAATACTTTCAGCAGGTACAAGGCTGCATGTATATCACTGGTAGGAAGTGGTGGGACTTTATGGCATACCATCCAGACATGAAGCCCCTGATAGTTAGAGTTGAGAGGGACGAGGTGTTCATATCTTGTCTTAATGAAACTTTAAGAAACATTGTGGATGAAATTGAAAGACTAGTTAATAAATATTCGGAGGAATAATGGAATACGATAACACTAACAGGGGTGCAGTTTGGAAGAACGAAACTGATAACCCTAAAGCACCAACACTGAAAGGTGAATGCAACATAGATGGGACTGACTATCTGGTGAGTGCCTGGAAGAACGACACTTCAGCCAATCCTAAAAGGCCAGTGCTTAGCTTCTCTTTTGAGAAAAAACAGGCAAAGGCTAAAGCCCCTGAACCCACTGCAACCTTTGAGGATGTCCCGTGGTAGACCATTTTGGGAATGTGTTAAGGAGGCTCCATGAATCTTCTGGAGTCTCACAATACAAAATTGCTAAAGACATTGGGATGGCCTCATCTAACTACAACGCTATGTTGAACAGGAAAGATATGAAGTGTTCTACGTTCTTTACTGTTTGTGATGCGATGGGCTATAAACCGGAGGACATATGCCAGTATCTGCGGTAGCTAATGATGTTTCAGATTTGAAGAAAATCTTTAAGGACATTGACAAGCTAATCAAGAAGACTGGTTTTGCTAACATAGCCTACTCTGACGGGGGGATGAAGGTGGAGGACTTCACCCTCTCCTCCCTGTCTCAGAAAGCCCTTAAAGCGATTTGGACAAGAGAGGCTGCAAAGCATAACTGGAAGACAGAAGACGTTGATGAGGCCATGTACGAAGGCATGAATCGGTGGCTTAAAACTAAGTGTTACAGCGACACTAAGGAGAAGTTTCTTCTTAGGTTTATTAAGAACCCAGAGGGAGGCGAGAAGGCAGAGGTTACAAGTTCTTCTAACTGGACTGTAGGAGAGATGACATTCTTTTTAGATTGGATGCAAAACTTCTGTGCCAAAGATGGGTTAATTTTAGAAGCAAAGGGGGAATAC